AGATCTGAGACTATACCCAACATTCTTGCAGAACAAGGGTTACAGTCTTTGAAACTTGCTGACGGATCTTTGATTGAGGTAAATAAAAAGTACAGCTGTACTATACCTAAATCAGAAGAAAAGAAGATCGCAGCATATAAATGGCTTCGGGACAATGGGTTAGGTGACATCATTAAAAATGAGGTTGCTGTAACTTTCGGTCGTGGAGAAGATAACAAGGCGAATCAATTGATGGACCTTGCAGCCAACAATGGTTATGAGCCTACCCAAAAACAAAAGGTAGAACCCATGACTTTGAAGGCTCTATTCAGGGAGCGTATTGAGGCTGGCCTCGATATGCCCTCTGATGTTTTTCACACATTTGTGAAGGACGAAACTAAAATAAGCCAGAAATAGGAGGACAAATGACACAAGAAGCGAGAAGCGCGGCGAAAGAAGCGGGAAACGTGGCTAAGATGAAAGAGAATCTACCAAGTTTAGATCTCTTTGAACAAGACGCCCTACAAGGATTCGCAAACATGGCACAGCAAGACCTTGCATTGCCATTTATAAGAATCTTAGGGCAACTATCTCCACAAGTAAATGAACGTGATGCTAAGTATGTAAAGGGTGCCAAACCTGGTATGATTTACAATACTGTGACTCATGAACTTTACGATGGGGTAGAAGGCATCAATGTAATTCCTTGTTATTACAAGAGAGAATACATTGAATGGCAAGATCGAGGTGAAGGATCAGGTGCACCTGTTGCAGTACATGATGCAACAAGTAGTATCATAAACGACACCACGAGAGATACGATGGGTAAAGATAGACTCAAGAATGGAAACTATCTTGAGAATACTGCGTCGTATTTCGTTGTTATATGTAAGAAAGATGCAGCTGAAACTGCACTTATTACAATGAAATCTACACAACTTAAGGCTAGTAGAAACTGGAACTCCATGATGAATGGACTAAAGTTACAGGGAAAAAATGGTTTGTTTACACCACCAATGTTTTCTCATGTCTACAGCCTAAAGACAGTGCAGCAATCAAATGACAAGGGAACTTGGTTTGGTTGGTCTGTTTCCAAAATTGGTCCTTGTACTAACAGGGCTCAGTATGAGCAGGCAAAAGGTTTTGCTGATAGTGTCCAAAAAGGGGCAGTAGAAGCAAAGCATTCTAAAAACGACGAGAAGAGCGAAGATACTCCTTACTAGGGGTATTGGGGCGGCGTGGAAGCGAGAGGGGAAGCGCCGTCCCTTTACAATTTAAATAGAAATGATAATCAAGAAAGATACATTTAAAAATATATTTGAAGGGCTAAAGATAGCATATGGACAATATCAGAAAGGGGATCGTAACGAAAACGGTAAACAGACAGGCAAGGCATTCATTGTCAGAAAAAATGTTAGCGATGATTTGTGGGAAAACCATTTACAAGGCAAAGGTGCGGCTCTCGGGATCATCCCGATTAATGAAGATAATTTATGTAAGTGGGGTTGTATTGATATTGACGAATATAATTTCGACCACGCTAGCCTCGTACAAAGTATTCGAAGACTTAAGCTCCCGTTAATAGTTTGCAGAAGTAAATCTGGCGGAGCGCACGTTTTTTTATTTACAAAAAATTTTATACCTGCATCTCAAATGCAGAGTACATTAAAAAAAATGGCCAAGACTCTTGGCTATGAAGGTTCAGAAATTTTTCCAAAACAAACAGAAATATTAGTTGATCGTGGAGATACAGGTAATTTTTTAAATTTACCATATCACAATGAAATGAAAGGCTTACGATATGCAATTAAAGACAACGGAGAAGCAGCATCTTTGTCAGAATTTTTCGAAATGTATAGTGCATATGTTCAAGATAAATTAGAAGAAGTAAAAATAGAACAACCAAAAATAACAGAAGCTTTTATAGATGGTCCACCATGTTTAAATAGATTAGCTAAAGATGGCTTTGGAGAAGGTGCAAGAAACAATGCATTATTTAATATTGCAGTTTACTATAAACAAGCAACACCAGATACATGGGAAGATGAATTAGTAAAATCAAATCAAAAATATATGAACCCACCATTAAACAACACAGAAGTTCAAATGTTAATTAAATCAGTAAATAGAAAAGGATACGATAAATACAGATGTAAAGATGCTCCTATTAATTCTGTATGTCAGTCTGGTTTATGTAGAACTAAAAGATTCGGAGTCGGATATGGAGAAGAAGAAATGCCAAGTCTTGGAAGTCTTACAAAGTATACATCAAAACCACCACAATGGTTTTTAGATGTGGGTGAGTCTAGAATAGAATTAAAATCAGAACAACTTTATAACCCAGGTATGTTTGCTCTAGCATGTTTAGATCAAGCTAATCTTATAATACCAGTATTGAAACCAAAAGATTGGAAACAATACTATTTAAAACCTTTAATGACAAACATACAAGAAGTAGAACCATTAGAGTCTTTAGATCCAAGAAATGAAATTATGGATTTGCTACAAGACTGGACAACAAACAGACAGAATGCAAGAACCATGGATGATATATTTAATAAACTACCATACACAGATGATGGTAGAGAGTTTACATATTTTAGAATGGAAGACTTTTTTAATTTTTGTAAAAAAAATAATTGGGATATGGACAAAACAAAAACAGGTAATTTAATAAAACAATTAGATGTATTTGTAGATGAAGTAAGAATGACAATTAAAAAACAACAACCGAGATTAATTAAAATAAAAGCAATGAAAAAAATAGAGGCAAGTATATCACAGGTTAAATATCAAGAAGAAATATTTTAATGCGTAGTGAAAAAAATATAATTTTAATACGTCATGCAAAATGGTTATGGGACAACAAGTTAAAAAAAGAAGCTAAGGAGTGTAAAAAACAAGCGTATGAAGACCATTATACTAGGTCCACCAGGTACTGGAAAAACAACAACTCTCTTAAACCTCGTAGATGAGTTTATCCAACAAGGTATTAGGCCAAAACAAATAGGTTATTTTTCTTTTACAAAGAAAGCAGCCACTGAAGCAGCCAACAGAGCAGCTATAAAATTTGAATTAGATGCAGAGAATGATTTAGAAAATTTTAGAACACTTCATTCTTATGCTTTTAAAATGTTAGGGATGACAAAAGAAAAAATGATGTCAGCTTCTGATTATAAAGAATTTGGGCAAAAATGTGGCATACCAATCAAGACAGCTAAATTCTCTACAGAAGACGGGACTTTTAACTCAGACAATGAATATCTTACAATAATAAATACGGCAAGAGTAAGGCAAATGGATTTATTAGAGTATTATGATTCAAGACAAAATATATTAGATATAGAAAGAGGCACTCTTTATTTAATATCAGAAGAATTAAAAAGATATAAAAGTGAAAAAAGATTAAAAGATTTTACAGATCTATTACAAGATTTTTTAGACCAACAAATTAAATCAAAATTTGAAGTTTTATTTATAGACGAAGCACAAGATCTATCATTATTACAATGGAAAATGGTAAAACAAATATGGCAAAATGTTGACAAAACATATATTGCAGGTGACGACGATCAAGCAATATTTAAATGGGCTGGTGCAGATGTAGATCATTTTATAGCATTAAAAAGTGAAGTAGATAATATAAAAACATTAGATCAATCTTATCGTATACCTGGTGGACCAATACATGAATTATCACAAAGAATAATAAGCAAGGTACAAAACAGATTCGATAAAAATTATCAACCAAGAGCAGAGGAAGGCATACTTTGTAGGTACTCCGATGTAACACAAGTAGATATGTCAGAAGGAAACTGGTTGGTATTAGCTTCTGCAAATCATTTTTTAGATGATATAAAAGAATTGTGTGAGCTCCGTGGTTGGTATTATCAGTACAAAGGATCTAATTCTATAAAATTAAAATTACTATTAGCATTACAAAATTGGGAAACATGGCGAAAAGGTGGCACACTAACTAACATAGAAATAAAAAATATTTATGAATATTTAGGGGCTAACGTGACTGAAGGATTTAGAACAGGAAAGCTGTTTAAATCAGAAGAAAAATATACTTTACAACAGTGTAGAGACAAGTATGGTCTACTTACTGACAAAGTTTGGTATGAATCTTTTGAAGGTTTAGATACTATAACTGAAAACTATATAAGAAATATGAGAGCAAATGGTGAGAGAATCAATAAAAATCCTAGAATTATAATGTCAACAATACACGGGGCGAAAGGAGGAGAAGCACAGAAAGTTTTAATTTTACAAGATCTTACGAATGCAGCATTAGAAACATTTCAAAATGATCCTGATGAGTTGCATAGATTATTTTATACAGGTACAACCAGGACCAAAAAAGAATTGCATATTGTTGATCCAAAAAATTTTGACAGGGCATATATACTATGAAAATAAAACCATATACATTAAGAGCAGCAAATGAATATGTTAGACAGCATCATCGACACAGCAAAGTTGTTGTTGGTTGTAAGTTTTGCATCGCTGCTATTAATGAAAACAATGAAGTAATTGGTGTAGCAATTGTTGGTAGACCTGTCGCAAGAAAATTAGATGATGGATATACAGGAGAGATTGTAAGAACATGCACAGAAGGTGTTAAAAATGTCAACAGCTTCTTGTATGGAGCATGTGCTAGAATATGGAAAGAAATGGGTGGCACTAAAATTTTAACATACACATTAGAAACAGAATCGGGAATTAGTTTAAAAGCCGCAGGATACAAACACAAAGAAACAACAAGGGCTTTTTCTGAAGGCACAGGTTGGACAACTAGGAAAAACAGAGAATGGCAACCAAAAGTACACTCGTTACAAAAATATAGGTGGGAAAAAAATTTATGAAAAAAGTTAATAATGTTTGGGAAAAGCAGCATGGTGGGAGTCACTACCAAAAATATAAAATTCAGCCAAGTAAGTTTGTAGTGGAGAATGAATTGCTATATCCTGAAGGTTGTGCTATAAAATATATTATAAGACATCGAGATAAAGGAAAGAAGCAAGACATATTAAAAGCAATACA